CATGGAGAAAGCATACCTTCGCGCCGTCAAGAAGGCTGAGCGCCCAACCACGGCAATAACGATTGAGCCTATTGGAACGGAAGCGCTTGCCACACAGGCCGGCCCATCTGAGCTTGATGTAAATGCTCTTGGCAACGCGATTGAGGAGGCGAGAGGCATTCTGTTGAAGGTGTCCGTACCAAGAACCAGAACCGTGCGTGTCGCACCGGACGAACCGATTCTTGAGGCCAACCGCGCTGGCTATCAAGCCGTTCGTGAACTTCGTGACCGCTTGACGGCATCCTTGGCTAACCCTGCCGCTATATGGGGCGAACAGCGCGCAGAGAGGGCCATTCTTGAGGCGCAGCGGCTTCAGTCTGTGTATGGCGACCCATCACGCCTTGCTCGCATCCGCGCTCTTGGCGAGGCCACTGGCGTCGTCAAGAAGCAGATTGAAGAGAAGAGTTCTCGCCTGATGGGTGCGCCTGTTGGTGTCAGCGCCCGTCGCTTTGGTCAAAAACAGAAACAGGAAGAGGTAGAGATGCAGGACGCAGCGGTCGAGCAGGCCATGCAGGACGCTGCCGCAGATGCTGAACTTGCCCCCACTGTCGAGGTGTCGCCGTGATTGACGATATCCTTGCTCGCCTGTCGCAAGATGACGCGCCCGTTCAGCCTCCAAGAATCCCTCCCGCGCTGACGCCGCAGACCATTTTGCGTTCCGTCAAGCCGCCGAGGACGATTGAGCCTGACGCGGTTGCTAAGAATGTGTCGCAGTTGGTGGCAGAACCAGACCTGATGATGGATGCGCTCAACGACATTGGTGACGAGATGGAGGACATCTCGCCCGAGTCAGCGCAAGACCTTCGCAATACCGTGTCGCGAGCGGTGTTCTTCTTGGCGTCAAAGGCTCCCAAAGAGCGCCCTTCAACGCCCGGTATGCCGCCACTGCCGCCGCCCAAGCAGGATGTGGCAAAGTTTGAGCGTTATCTCAGGGTAGTGAACGACCCGCTCAGCATCATGGACGATGCTGAGTCCGGTGCGTTGACGCCCGAGGCGGTCGAAGCGGTTAAGCACATCTATCCGCAGATTTTCGCCACTATGCAGGCCGACTTGGCGCTTCGCGTTCAGAACATGCCAAGCATCCCGTACAAGCGACGGCTTCAGATTTCGGCGTTGCTCGGCCAAGACATGACCGGGATGCTTAGGCCAGACATTGCCATGTCGGCGCAGGCGGCTTACGGACAGGCCCAGCAGCAAGAGTCGGCGAAGGGACAGGTTCCACTTTCCCGCGCCAGCAAGCTGAACATGGCTGACCGCGCCGAATACAACACGGCTGCTCGGAAGGAAGCGCAGCGCGGTGTTGGAATGTGGAATAGGAGAGGCTAGACGCACGCAACCCTTTCCGCTATGTTGCCCGAGCCTACAGCGACGGCATGCAAAGCGGTGTGACGAAGTAACCACCCATGCGGCTGTGCCGCTCGTAGGAGTCTGAAATGCCGTATCAGTCTAGGGCGCAGCAGCGCCTGTTCCATCACCTGGTCTCGCAGGGCAAGCTGGCCCCTGAGGTTGCCGAGGAGTACGACGAGGCATCCAAGGGGAAAAAGATTCCGCAGTACGTCAAGCGCAAGGCGTTTGGCGGCGAGGTCTACGCTGAGAAGGGCGCCCGCTGCCCCGCGTGCGACTACCCGTTGGACGACAAGCCGCTGGCCGTTGACGCTGGCGAGGCCTGTCCGCGCTGCGGGTTTGGCTCTGCCAAGGATGTCCCGCGCAAGGCGCAGGGTGGCGAAATCATGGACCCGTCCATGTACCGCGCCCGTGGCGGCGATGTCTGCTCGCACTGTGGCGGTTCCGTTGGCTTCGGCGTCGAGGACGCGCAGCCGATTATGAAGGAGCTGTACACCGGTCGCAGCCGGGGCAGCATTGATGACGGCAAGATTGGCGGCTCGTTCGCCAAGGCCCTGAAGAACCGGAGGCGCTAATGCGAACCGTTACCTACGCCGCGATTGAAGCAGAGCCGTCGTCCAGCCTCGTCAGCGAGGCCATTCCTGTAACGCAGAGTACGCAAGTTACTGTCGTTGTCACGGTGACCGGTTCAACCGGCGCGGGTACGGTGTCGCTTGAGGCGTCGAACGACAGCGGCTCGACGGCGTTCCCGATTGGTCAGTTCGTGCCGACCAACTGGGTCGCTGTGCCGAACGCCTCGGTAGCCATCTCCGGTGACGGTCAGTACCTCGTTCCCGTCACCAACTTGGCGTTCCAGTTCCTGCGTGTCGTCTTCACGCGGACCTCGGGCTCCGGTGGTGTGCTGCTCGCTCAGGCGACCGTGACCGGCCCCAGCACAGACTTTGGAATGTCTCCCGGTGGCGACCTCTCGGGTACCGAGGCTTCACAGGTCGTCGTTGGTATCTACGGCAACCCTGTGTCGTCAGCTACGCCTGCGACCAACGACGTGCTGACTTGGAATGGCACCGCTTGGGCGCCGGCTGTTGGTGGCGGCGGTCCTGCGACAGTCAACGTCGCCTCGCCCATCACGGGTGACGGTTCTGTCGGTTCACCGATTGGTATTGACGAAACACTGCTGTCGATTGACGCGACCCAGGTGACGGGCCTTGCGACGGTTGCGACGACCGGCGACTACGCTGACCTGAGCAACACGCCGGCCAGTTTGCCGCCTGACGGCCCCGCTTCCGGTGACCTGTCTGGAACGTATCCGTCGCCCACGGTTGCTGCGCTTCAGGGTACCGCTGTTAGCGCGGTTGCGCCGACTGCCGGTCAGACCCTGACCTACAACGGAAGCCAGTGGGTCCCCGGTGCGCCTGCCTCTGGCGGTTCTGGCGGTGGCGGCATCCAGTATTCGTTCAACTACGGCACCGTTGCTCAGTCTCCGACGACGGGCCTGCCGACGACGCCGGTCGTTCCGCATCAACTTGGGCGCACCGCCGAAGTTGCTCAGACGACCGTCACCTCTGGCATCCTGTCTCAGGTCAGCTACGACCTGATTGCAGGGTTCGTCACCGACTCGACACCCTTTGTTGACCCCGGCTTGACGACCATCCCGGCAGGCATTTGGGACTTCAACATCTGGGCCGAGGCGTCTGGCAGCGCCTCGCACCAGACCATTCTGAAGATTCAGGTCTACAAGTACGACGGCAGCACTGCGCCGACGCTGCTTGCTTCGTCAGATGATGTCTACCTGTACGACCCGACCGTGACGGCGCAGTATGTTGCTGCGGTTGTTCTCCCGCAGACCACGATTGCCGCAACCGACCGCATCTACATCGAGCTGCTCGGCAAGGCGACGGCGAACAACCGGACCATCACCATCAAGTTCGGTGATGCCACGCCTTCGCACGTTCAGACGACGCTGCCCTCCGTTGCTGGTACTGGCCTTATCCATGTCATCAACGGCGTCGTTCAGTCACCCGCAAGCGCGGTAAACCTTGCTGGCGGCTCGACTGAAGTGACGGGAACCTTGCCTGCTGGTAATGGCGGCACCGGCCTGTCGTCGCCGGGTGCTTCTGGCAACGTCTTGACCAGCGATGGCACCGGATGGACCTCGTCGGTCCCGACGATTCCCGACCTGTCGCCGTCGCCTGCTGGCACCTTCACGACCGCAACGGTGACGGTTGATGCCAAGGGTCGCGTAACCTCGGCCTCCTCCGGTACGCCGGGAGCGCCTTCGGATGCTGAGTACCTGACCCTATCCAGCAACGGCACGCTGACGCAGGAAAAACTGTTCAGCGCCGCCGCCCCGTTGAATCAGGCTGTCCAAATTACCGGCACGACGGTTGCTGTTCCGAACCCCGTTGCGCCTCCCGCTGCGACCGGCTCGACTTGGTACATTGGCACCGGACCCGGCGCCGACTTCCCGACGCTTGCCGCTGCACTTGCTAGCGTCTCGGTCGTCAATGGCGACCGCCTGTATCTGCTTGCCGAGACCTTTACGGTTTCATCCAGCATCACGGTGTCGAAGCAAGTTGTGATTCAGGGAACGAGCCGCACCGGGACCATCCTTCAGACCGCTGGAGCCGGTAGCGACCCGACCAACATCCTGAACGTCACCGCGTCAAACGTCGTCATTCGCGACTTGACGTTGAAGCAGCGCAAGACGACCAACACCAGCGTTGAGAACTGCATCAACCTCGCTGGTGGCGCTGGCACGACGGGACAGTATGTCGAGAACTGCACCATCGAAACGATGGAAGTCGGCATCTACGTCCTGTCTGACGGCTGGCAGATTAACAACTGCCATCTGGCCTACGTCGGCCCGAACAACAGCAACCGCTACCTCATCTTGCTGCACCGCAGCGATGGCAGCGGTCTTGTCACCAACAACACTTATGACACGCTGATGAACGGCGTCATCACCGGCAACACGCGGTTTATGTACCTGTCCGCTGGCGGCGCCGGTACGGGCGTGTACGGTGGCACCATCCGCGTTGGCAACAACCGGCCGAGCAACAGCTTCCCGCTGCACCAGTTCTTCAACTGCGACACACTGAACGTCGGCGCTACCGCGCTGACGCTTATCGTTGACAACAACGTGTCGCCCGAGACCTCAGCGTTCGTTGTGTTCTTTGGGTCGGTTCCGTTCCTGACGCGCCTTGCAAGCCTGTCGGTGTTCAACAACAACCTGACCAACGTTCACGGCGCTGGCGGCAAGGGCGTGGTTGCGCTCGACGGCTCGGGCTCCGGTGTGGCGTCTGGCACCACGACCTACTACGTCGCTGGCAACATCCTCTCCAGCACGACGTTCCGCTCCGGTTACGCAACCGGCGTGTCCGGTACGCCCTCGGCGAGCGACGCTGCGCTGCTCGGTTACAACACCACGGCGTTTGCCTTCCCGAATCAGTCGCTTACGGCCGCAACTCCGACCAACAAGCTCTCGGTCGGACTGTCGACCACGGGCGTGAACGCCGGTCGCTACACCAGCGCAAACATCGTTGTCAGCAGCGATGGTCGCGTGATTGCTGCTGAGAATGGCAGTGCAGGCGGCTCTGGCACGGTCACCGACATCACGGCGGGAACAGGCCTGAGCGGTGGCACCATCACCACCAGCGGCACGATTGACCTTGCCGACACCGCAGTCGCTCCCGGTTCGTACACCGCCGCGAACATCACGGTTGACGCGCAGGGTCGAATTACTTCGGCCTCAAACGGCACTGGCCCATCGCCCGCCGAGGTCGCCTACTACTTCGGCGACGGCAGCGACGGTGACGTGACCATCAATGCGAACGCGGTGGTGACGCTGACCCGTCCGATGGCCTACAACAACTTGACCATCGACAGCGGCACGCTGAACACCGATGGCTTCCCGGTCACGGTCAAGGGAACGCTGACTATTACCGACGCCAACAACAGCGGCGGCACGCCTCCGATTTACGTCCCGGCCACGGCGGGAACCAGCGTAACGGTAGCGAACCAGACGACCGCTGCTGCGGGCGGCACGGTGTCGACGGCAAACTTCCTCCCGACCAATGTCGCTGGCTCGGCCTCGGGCGCTGGCAAGACGGCCAACGGCAACAACGGCGCAGTGGTGGCAGCGGTAAACTTCCCGTTCGGCGGCGTTGGTGCAGCGGGTGGCCTTGGTGGCGCTGGCACCAGCACCTCGACCGGCGGCACCTATCCTGGCGGCGCTGGTGGCACGGTCGGCGCGTACACCAACACCATCACGCTGCGCACCACTATCCCGTCTGCGATGGTTCCCATCCTGCGTAATGCCTCTGCCGTCACGGTGGGCGGCGGCGGCTCGGGTGGCGGCGCAGGCGCTGGCACCAACAGCTTGCAGGGTACCGCAGGCGGCGGTGGTGGCGCTGGTGGCCGGATGGTCGCCATCTGGGCCAACACCGTGAACCGCTCCAGCGCCCGGGTCACCCCGGCCATCGTGGCGAACGGCGGCAATGGCGGCAACGGCGGCAACTCAACCGGCACGCAGACCGCATCTCGCGGCGGTGGTGGCGGTGGCGGCGGTGGTGGCGGCGGTCTTGCGGTCCTTGTTTATCGCTACCTGACCGGAACGCCTTGCTCGTACTTTATGACCGCTTTGGGCGGCACGGGTGGCAACGGCGGCAACGGCCTGACCGGCACCACCTTCCCGGCTTCCACGCCCTGCGGTGGCACGGGCGGTACCGCTGGGAATGGCGGCATCTGCATGGCATATGACGTTCAGAGCGGTACGCTGTCGGTGCTTGATACCACGTCCAATACTGGCAACACCGCAGCATCGCCCCTGGGCGACACAGGCACAGCTGGCGGCACACCGTACCTCGGCGCGCTGACCGTCTAAGGAGAAGTGATGGAAACAAGAATTGACATGTATGGGTACGAGGTGCGGCTTGTGATTCTTGATGGGATGGAGGTTTACACGCGGCAGGATGGCGTGACCGTCAAGCTTGCAATCGGCACCGGTTGGACTCGGGCGCTGAACATCTTCAACAGCATGCAGCCGAGCGGTTGGGTTCCTCCCGAGCCCCCGCCTGAAGCGTAAGGACGACACATGTCATTCAATCTTGCTGTTCCGCTGCCCAAGGGCGCTGAGTATCTGGCCGACATCGCATTCAAGGTCGGCGGCGCCGAGGGCGTGTCGCCCTACCTCCTGCTGGGCATCTGCTACGCCGAAAGCAACTTCGGGCAGGCGCTCAAGCCGAAGGGACCGGACGGGTCAGGTGATTACATCGCCCGTCCCTGCACGCCCGACCGCGACAAGCGGATGAAGGAAGCGCCGCTGCCGGGCGTCGAGCGCAAGGTGCTGCCCGAGGGCATCAAGGCGCGCAAGCTCGCTGGCCCTGTCGAGGCGTGGGTGCCGACGACGACTGGATGGGGCTGCGGCCTCATGCAATTTGATTACGAGGCGCATTTCGAGTTCTGTAAGAGCGGCCAGTGGAAGGAACCGGCAATCATCTTCCGCGCTGCCTGTGGCCTGCTCAAGCAGGGTCGCAAGTCGCTCCAGAAGCTGGTCCCCGGCCTGACGGGCGCTGAACTCGACCGTGCCACCATCGCCAGCTACAACGCTGGCGCCGGTCGCGTGTCAAAGTTCCTCAAGGAAAAGAAGTCGCTGGATGACTGCACGTTCCATCCCGGCTACGTTGACAAAATCTGCCGCAAGGCTGATGAACTCGCTGGTCACTCTGGCTCTTGGTTGTTCAAGGAGGCGTGATGGGCGGCGAAGCGCAAGTGTCCGTAGCGGTCGGAATTGCGCTCGCGACCTGTCTCGGGTGGCTGATGTCCATCGCGATTGCGGTGGTCAAGGGTAAGGATTGGCTGGAGGAAGTGGCCCTGCGAACGCTGCGAAGCGCCGAGGGTCGAGCCGCTGTCCTTGAAATTACCTCTGACCACAACGACCGGCTGGACGAGAAGCTTGAGGCCATCACTCGCGCCGTCGATGGACTTGGCGCTAGGCTTGAGGGCCGCATGGACGCCATGTCCAACAAGATTGAGGCGCGGCTTGAGCGTCTTGACGGCGACTCCCGCGCACTAGATAAAAGACTTTTCCTTATCGAAAAGAACGGCAGGGATGTGTAATGGACACGCGCCCACCGTGCGTACTTCCAGATGAGTTGCGCGATGCATATGGGTGCTATCCGATAGCGATTCTGTCGTCTGATGCCTTCGACTGCCAGTTTGTATTTTCGTCTGGCGAGAAGGTTTGTTTTTCAACAGGTATGACGATAGAAGACAAACACGGTCATGTCGTTGATGGTGACAGCGACCCGCTCGCCAAGGGTGGGTGCGACCATCGAGACACGCCAGAGTGGCAGGCCGAACACAAGGGAGAGAGCATGGAAACGACCGAGAGCGCGCCGATTCAGACCATCACCGTTACGCCGCCGCCTGCGCCTGCCGTGACGACCTCGACCATTGGCGTCGATGCCGCGATTGAACAGGTGAAGACCCTCGCGCCCGAGGGCGCTGGTGCCGGTCTGCTTATCGGTGGCGCCGCTGTTCTCGCTGTCGTTGGCGCTGCCATCAAGATTGTGCCGAACGCGCTGAAGGACCGGCATGAGGCTGAGATGAAGCGCCTTGAGATTGAGCAGGCGAAGACTGACCAAGGCGAGGACAAGCACAAGGCGTGCGCTACCGAGCGTGCGATGCTTGAGTCGAAGGTTGCCGCGCTCCAGGCCAAACTGGACGAGGTCGCTGCTAGGGCCGAGAAGGCCGGCGCCTCATCGATGTCGCTGGACGGCTTTGACCCGGACGAGCTTGAGCAGCGTCTCAAGAAGATTGAGGGCAAGCTGCGCGGCCCCGGTCGTCCTCCCAAGAAGAAGGTCTAGCATGGAGCCCGTCATCATGCCGGTCACCGGCAATGCTAGGGTCGACCATTGGTTCGCTGTCATTGGCATTGTGATGACCTCGGCCTCGACCGCCGCCAGCATCCTGAATGCCAAGGTGCGCGCCGTGTTGGACGCTGGCGAAGAGGTGCCGGTGGTGTTCCTTGGGTTTGCGCTGGCAATGAACTACGCCGCGCTGAACATCGACAAGGCGGCGCAGATTCACCGGCTGCTCAAGGGCGGCAAGGTTGTCGTGACGCGGGTGGGTGAATGATGACCAAGATTCGCATCGCATTCTGGTCGGTCGTGTCGGCGCTCGCTGTTGCTGCGCTTGCGGTGGCTGCGTTCTTCTACGACCGGCGCCGGGTCATGGAGTCCGAGCGCAAGATGATGGCCGAGGAGCTCAGGGCCAAGGTTGAGAAGTTGAAGCAGGCCGAGGCCGAGCGCAAGGCGGCTGCGGCTGTTGCTGTCGCCAAGGTCGAGGAACAGACAAAGAAGGAGGCTGAACGTGATTCAGTCGATGCTGCGAACGACCTTATTGCTTCTCTGCGTGACGGCGACGGCAAGAGCGGGTGACTGCTCCAAGTCCGCTGACGGCTCGTCGGTGACGTGTACGTCCGAGGGCTTCGGCCTGCTGACTCGCGAGGCCATTCTTGCGCGTGGTGAGGCCAAGACCTGTGGCATCAAGCTGAACGAGTGTCACGCCTCGGTCGGTGCGCGTGACGCTGCCGTCGAAGCGTGCGAGGCGAAGCTCGCCATCATTCCGCCGCCCGAGCCGCCTCGTTCGCTTGTTCGCCCCCTGTCCGGTTACGGCGTCGGAGTGGTGTCGACGCTGCTGCTCGTCACCGGCATCGTTGCCCCGCTGCCCGATGGGGCGCGTTACGCTCTTGGTGGCGTCGGCCTTGTCGGTCTTGCCGGCGGCGCCGTCCTCGTTGTCTGGTAGGTGCGTCATGGCAAACGTCCCCACAAACAAGGCGCTGTACGAGCGGGTCAAGGCCAAGATCAAGAACAGCTATTCGACCTGGCCGAGCGCCTACGCAAGCGCCGCGCTGGTCAAGGCGTACAAGGCCGCTGGCGGCAAGTACCGCACGATGGCCCGTGGCGGCTTGACCAAGTGGTTCGATGAGAAGTGGGTCGACCTGTCGCGTCCGAAACCCGGTGGCGGCTACGAGCCGTGCGGCAGGGATGAGGCCAAGGGCAGCGACTACCCCAAGTGCGTTCCCGCGTCGAAGGCCGCTTCAATGAGCGAGTCCGAGCGCAAGGGCGCAATTCGACGCAAACGCACCGCGCAGGGTGGCAAGCTGCGGTCGTCGCCCACCTACTCTGCGACCTTTGCCGAGGCGCTAAAGCGCAAGAGGAAACCCTAATGGCAAACCCGAAGCCCCCGTCAATCGTTCAGCAGATTGCGCGCAAGGCACTCGAGCGCCGCGCCAAACATGGTCGTGGTGGCACCGAGGTGGGCGTTGCACGCGCTCGCGACCTCGCTAACGGCAAGGGCATGAGCGAGTCGACGCTCAAGCGCATGAAGTCGTTTTTCGCTCGCCACAGCGTGGACCCAAAGAGCGACCCGACCAGCGCCGCGTCCATCGCTTGGGGGCTTTGGGGCGGCAGCGCCGGTCGTCGCTGGGCTATTTCGCAAATCAACAAGATTGAGCGTGCGCGGAAGAAGAAATAGCCGCCATGACGCGCCGCGCGATGCGCTGCGCCACGTTGACCGTGACGGCGTTCCCGAGCTGCTTGTAGCGGGACGAGTCGGCCATCTCCACGCGCTTGCCGTCCTTACTGATGCCCCAGGTGTTCCAATCGTCAGGGAAGCCTTGAAGGCGGCAGCACTCTGTTGGCGTCAGGCGACGCACCACGGCGCCTTGTGGCACGAAGGCTCCGCTCCGATCGAGGTCGTTCGACCAGCCACGCTGGTCTGAGCCGCCACCGAGTGTGCCAGAGACTTGCGGCACAAGAACCGCATGAACATCATGGCCGTGCATAGAGTTGAGCGTGTATGAAGGCCCATCCTCTTGCGCTACCGCGTTGCCTTTTGAGCCTTGCATGTTGACCATTGCGATGGGCTGCGGCACCATCACCGCGCCCTCAAAACCGCCGCCCTCCATTCGTGCCTTGAGCGTGCCAAAGCAGTTGACCATCGCGTTCTGTTCTTCGTCTAGGCCGATGGGTTGCTTGTTGCTTTCGTCAAAGTGACCTCCGATAACTACCGGTGTCTGTCCCTCGTCTAGCGTCGAGTTGATTCCCTTTGCCATCCGCGCCGTCAGCGGGTTGGCGATACGCGGGGAATATTCGACCCGTGTATGCGTCCTGCCCGTTAAGCCCCCCCCCGTTGTGTGCGCCGTCAGTCAGCGCGCCTACGGTTCGCGGGATGCCACGTTCGTCAAAGCCCGCTCCAGCGGACGAGGCAGTTCCTTGCCGCGTTTTTCGGCTCTTCGCAGGATTCCCGCGCACGCCTTCGGTGAGAGCCAGTACTTCTGCGGCGCGCTCTCCTCCAAAATCTGCGACAAGAAACACTCTTCGGCGTCGTTGAGCCACTCCTGCGAAGCGGCTGTCCAGCACTCGCCACGCAACGTCACGCGCCCCGATGTCGACCATCGCTTGGATGACAGCAGCAAAGTCTCGGCCAGCGTTGCTGCTGAAGGCTCCTGAAACGTTTTCCCAGATGGCGAAGTCTGGCTTTCCGTAGGCTTCTCGAAGTTCGCGAATAATGCGAGCTGACTCATGGAACAGACCTGACCTTTCACCGGCAAGACCGGCACGCTTGCCAGCGACCGACAGGTCTTGGCAAGGGGAACCAAACGTCACGACATCCACGGGGCCGAGGTTGTGGGAGCCGACCTGACAGACATCGTCATGCAGGGCAGCGGAGGGGAAATGACGGCGAAGCACGGCTTGCGCCTTCTGGTCAATCTCCACAGCCCAAGAGGTCGTGAACCCCTCGCGCTCAAAGCCGAGGTCGAAGCCGCCGATGCCAGCAAACAGGGAGCCGATGGTCTTCATTCTTCGTCGTCCTTCGGCACCTCAATGCGCATGATGGCCGCTTCTACGAAGCGCGCATCCGGCCTGCCGCGCAGGATTTCGTAGGCGAGCCGCGCCGCTTCGCACTTGGCGTAGTGGACGCCTTGGTTGAACGCTTCGCTGCGCCAAGTATCGAGCAGTCCTTTATGCTGGCTCATTCTTCACCCTCCTGAAGACCGACTCCACATGATTTGCCCTGTCGACGGCGTGACGCATTGCGTCAACCACTGTCTTGCCGATGCCCTGACGCACCCTACCGCGCTCCACTTCCCAGCGCACCGTTGGCCCATCGTAGACGCGCACGATGCACCTACCAAGCATGCGCCGGTAATAGACCGAGTGTTGGAGCTCTTGGCGCTCCCACTTGTCGCGCTTCATGCGGTCAGCAATGTGCCTGCAACCGGCGCAGTGGTCGGTAGACGAGGTCAGCTTGCCGCACAAACGGCACGGGTATTTCCTGCCAGCCTCGTAGTCTGGATGTTCTTTTCTGTACCACTTGGCGTAGTGCGACATGCACATTCCGCGAGAGGTAGCAGGCTTCTTACACTTGGCTACTTCGCAAGCGCGCATAGCTTCTCTGCCTCGTTACGGGCCTCGGCCAACACCAGCATCGCGTTCTCAATCGCTTCAATCACCAGCTTCGCATGAGCCGCCTGACGCACCGGATGCACCGTCTTGGCGGCGCCAGCCGCGTGTGACGCGGTAATCATCAGCAGCACCGCGCTGCGGCAGTTCCAATCAATCTCCTGAAACGCCTTCTTCCTGTTAGTCATCTGAAACCTCGCTGGTCTTGGGTTTGTATCCACGCCGCCTCAGTTCAGAACGCACCGCGTCAGACGCCCATCGGGATACCGTACGGTTGTCCTTCTCGGCCACTTCCTTGAGCCGCTCGCGATCTGGCTCGCTCAAGTCGTACAGAACAATTCTTCGCTTGTGTGCTGGTCGCATCTATCCTCCGTGGCGGCACGAGTAGCATCACCCATAACGCCACGTCAAGTTTTGTTTTACGGTATTCCAAGTGCCTTGTGTGACTGAACGGACAAGCGCCAGCGAGAGTCCCGCTTGATAACGCGCAAGCACTCTTGCACGGCAGATGGGTTCCCGAACTGCGGCTGAACAAAGAGCGCCGCTCCAGCATAGCGCGCCGTCATTTCAGCGAGGTCTGCGTCGCTCCAGCCACCTGGCAGCACCACTTTTAGTGCGTGGCAGTCCTTGAGCGCAAGCGCGCCGCCCTTCTTTGGTGACACAGTCAGGTGGTCTGCAAGCGCCAAGTCCACATCGACCGTGCCGTTTGTTTCGACTGCGATGCGCCAGCCAGCATCGCGCAGGTGAAGCAGTAACTCGGGACGCACTTGCAAGAGCGGTTCACCGCCCGTAAGGCAGCACCACCTGTCGCCCGAGGGCCACAGCGCGTCCATCGCCGAAAGCAGCTCGTCTGCCGTCATGGTCAGGCGTGGTCGGAAGTCGGTGTCGCACCACGCTGCGCAATCACCCTTCCCGCTCTTGCGCCCTTCCTCTAAACCGTTCCAGAGGTTGCACCCAGAGAGGCGCACGAAGACCATGCGCTGCCCCACTTGCGCGCCCTCGCCCTGTACCGTGTCGAAGACCTCGGCCAGTCGGTACGATGTCAACGGCGCACCTCGCACCAGGTCGTCGCACTCTCGTAGACCCGAACAAACGACAGTTGCGGTAGCGACGGGAGCAACTGCGCCATAATCCACGGCGCCAGCACCTCGGTGGTGGGGTTCTCTAGGCCCTCAATGTCATTAAGACAGTAGTGGTCAAGCCGCAGTTCGACCGGCTTCCATGCAGCGGACATCTCCGCATAGTCCAAAACCATGCCGCGCCTGTCGATGACTCCAGAACAACCCACCTCAACCCGGTAGGTGTGTCCATGAAGCCGCTTGCACTTGTGGCCATCCTCTACGTTTGGCAGATAGTGAGCTGCGTCAAAGTCGAACATCTTGCTAATCGTTACGCTCTGCATTTGGTGTCCTCTTGTTCTTCCGAACGAGTTTGATTTGGTTTGGCTTCGGCTGCGGTGGTCCAAACATGTTTGACTGATATTCCTCTTTCATGCCCTGTAGCCAGCGCGTCAGGTTCCCCTCGCTAAACAAAGGACAGCAGCTATCGACGGAGTCGGCGCCAATCTCTCTGGCCCATCTTGCCCTACCGCGTGTTCCGATGCGTCCAATGTGACAACGCGCACCGAGTTCTTTCGCTAGCGCCACCCACTGAGGAGCCGTCGCAAACTTCCACTCCAGCGTGCCGCCGATAAAGATGACCGAGAAGCCGCGTCCCATCGCCTGTCGCACAGCCTCGACCGTCATACCGTCTTGTACCACCAGCGCCAGCGGTGCGATTCCACGCAGTCGCGGAAGCCAAGACAACGAGTACTCCAGCGAGGATGGGTCGGCCACTCGGTCAGGAACCACGATCCAGTCTGGCGCTGGACCCTCCTCATCCACGCGCTGACAGATGCGCGCAAATCGCTCCTCATTGAACGGTAGTCCGTTCTGCCACAGCTTGAATGCGCCGTTGTCGAGGAAGTAGGGTGTTCGCCTAGGTGGCCACTCATCAGGTTGCGTCGCCTCACCAATTTCGAGCTGGCGAAGGCGTTCTGTCAGTTTCGATGACCGCGTTTGTCCAACGTACCCCTTCATTCGCTTCCCCTATTAACACCCCTGTAGCGCCACTGGCAACGTCACGTCAACCACAAAAAGAGGGGCCGATGCCCAGATGCTGCACCGGCCCCCATTTTCGGTCAATTAGAACGCAAGGTCGTCGTCGGACGGGCCACCGAAACCGGGCTTCGCTCCGAAGCCACCGCCCTGCGCAGGCGCGCTGTCGGTGCGGAAGCTGGTCACGCTGCTGGCGTTCATCTCCAGCGACGTTCCCTTGCCCTTGGCGCTCTCAAACTCGCGCAGTTCGATGGAGCCGCTGACGCTGACCAGCGAACCCTTGCGAATGTACTGCGCAACGTACTCTGCGGTCTTGCCCCAGACGGTGACGCGCACCCAGGTCGTCGGCTTGTCCTTGCCCTTCGACACCGGGATGGAGAATCCCATGGGCCCGTTACCACGCGCCTCCGGGTCTTTCGCAACGTAACCGACAACCGTACCCGTGAAAGTTCCAGCCATTGCCTTGCTCCGTGGGCCGCTATTGGCCCTGTTCTGCGGGCTTGCTTGCCTCGCAGTCTTTCAGTCCTGCTGCTTCCTTGATCCATAATGGAAGCCGCTCGTACTCCCAGCGGTGAATTGCGCCGAGGCGGCGCAACTCGCTCATCGCATCCGGCTTGTGTAGCTGTGAGGCCAGCTCGCACAGCCGAGCGTAAACAATCTGCGACTCAGTCAGCGACACTAGCGACCTCGCGCAGCGCCTGCTCTGCCGCAAGAAGCTCCGACCGTGGTGCGCCCTTTCGTTGCGACTGCATCCACTGCCGCCAGGCGCGCTCCAGCGCGATCAGCCGCCTCATCCCTTCCACTACCGCAGTACCAGATGTATTTTCTTCCATGTTCCCTCACAGGCTTGCGACCGACGCAGGGTTTTAGTGTTGACGGGTCAGGCTCGACCGCAGCCATCGTGGTTTCATCCAGCCACTCGCCGCACTCTTTGACGCCGAGGACGACCAGCGTGAACAGCGCCGCAACGACCAGCACCGTGCGCTTGTTCATTGCTCTTCCATGAGTCGCATGATGGTCGCAGCCCTGACGCATTCCTCGCCGACGAAGCCGCCGGCCAGAGCAAAGTCGATGGCTTCTAGTTCGTCCATCGCCTTACGCAGCGCGTCAACCAGCTTGCGAACCGTGGTTGCGTCAGGCCCGATGCGCGTGTCGTAGGCTTCCTCAATGGCTTCCAGGTCTTCTGTGGACATTGTTTCTTGACTCTTCGTAGTCTAGGTGTCGTTCACCGCGCAGGGGCGGGTTGGTCTTTGGCTTCATGGCGTCTTCGCATGGACGGCACATGGTGCGACCGGGGGCCAGTTTCCTGCCGTCGCATCGCAGCATGATTTCGCATATGCGAGTCTGAGCGTCAAGGAAATTTCGGCCCCTGTCATGCGCCATACAGCTTCTCCGAGAAGGCAATCGCTCCCTTCGCCAGTTCGTCCATGTGCTGCTCGCGCCGCTCGCGGACGGCGGCTGCGTAGCGCACGACGTACCCGTCCATTTCGTCCTGTGTGATTTCGCCGTTGGCCCGTTCGATGGCGGCTCGCTGAAGTTCAATCAGGCTGCGTCGTTCGATGTCGTAGACAGTCACTTCACACCTCCCTGAAGGTTTCAATCGTGGCGACCCGCATCACGCCGCTGGCGCGGAGGTCGGACAGCAGTTCGTCCATCTTGGCCTTCAGTTCCTTGCCCTTGAGCCCCTGCGCCTTCAGTGACCGCTCAATCGCAGCCTTTGAGGTCGAGTACTTGACCTCGACCGCGTCGGCCACGTTCGACGCCTCCAGCGCAGCCATGCCGGCGGCACGGTCGGCACCGGCTAGGTTGATGCTCTCGCGGTCAACCTCAATACGCTTCCACTGCTTGCCGTTGCCGAGGTCGATGGGCGCGTTGTTCTCAATGACGAACTTCTTCAGTTCGGCCTCGACCACCTCGCACGCGGCCTGCACCTGACGCAGACGAAGCAGCAGCGCGGCGGCGTTGTCCTTGGTGACCTTCAGTGCGACAGGAGTCGCGTCCATAGGCGCCAGAGCATCCTGAGCGGTGGCGGTAGTAGGGCATACAGCAACCGCCCTGCAACGCTTGCAATGCGCACCGGGCTTCGGCTGCGACGATGGCGCAGCGGCAGCAAGCGCAGCGACTTCCGATGCGACCGCGTCGAGCTCCAACTCATCCAGCGTGTAGCGGGTGGTACGGACACCTTCGGGCGTGATGCGCGCAATGACGACCTCGACTTCGCTGACCTTGTGGAACCGACTGACCGCGAGAGCGTAAAGCCTGAGTTGCCAATTTTCTGACGCATCAGCCGTCAGGTTTGCGAAGTCCTGACCGGTCTTCCAATCGACCACGACGGCGCGCTTCCCGTCGACCAGCACCGCGTCGATGGTGCCGGCAATCTCGCCCTGCTCGACCTGGTAGGCGCGGTTCTTGGCGTCGAGCATGCGCGACCGGTCGGTGCGAGGGTCGTAGGCGTAAGCCTGCTCGGGGCGCCAGTTGCCGTCACCCAGTGGTCGGGACTCCCACCAGGCGGTCCATGCGTCGAACATGGCGAACACCTCTTCGGTGGCGTCCGACAACAGGGCGGCGTCAAGCGAACCGGACAGCACGCCTTCAATGACGGCGTGAACCTTGGTGCCGAGCGCCATCGCCTCGGTCGGCTGGAACGCTGGCGCTTCGACCTCGGGACGCGCCCACCATTGGCAGGAGCGGAGCAGCGGGAGGGATGAGCCGGTGATACGCATTAGACGCCACCTTCCAGCGCGACCTTCTTGGTGATGTACGCCGCACGCAGTTCGCTGCGCTCATCCTCGGTCAGCGTACTCTTGGCGGCGGTGATGCCCTGCGCGCAGACTTTGAGGGCGTCCATCGTTTCGGCGGCTTCGATGGCGGCCAGCGCGGCAGCAATGCCACCGGACGGGCGCTGAACCGGCGTCACGTCGACCGTCATGCGAGGCGCGGGAGCGTCGTCACGCTGCGCTTGGTCCATCTCCTCGGCGGCGTACAATCCAGACAGGTCTGACGAGAAGGCGCGACGCAGGGCTCGGGCCTCGGCGCACTTGGCAAGCATGACACGCGGCATCTTCTTCCAGATGGGCGACGAACCCCGGTACTCTTCGATAAAGGCCGACTCTTCGACCTCATGCCATGAGCCGCCGACCAGCTTCTTGACGGTAACGTAGGCAGCGGTCAGCGCCTTGGCGTCGTCGTACTCGTACCGCGTCGGGCCAGGAGCGTAGGCCCCCGTGCGCTCCGCAATGCTGCGCAGGCCGTCGATGCTGACGATGATGCCCTGCGGCGTAAAGTAAACTTGCTTCGTAAACGGGTCCAGCCCTCGCGACTTGCATGTCTGGAGGAACAGCGCGAGCTGCGCGTCCGATGCGCCCCTCGCCACCGTCTGCTTGATGGTCTCGACCTGCTCCCGCGTCCACTCGCCCTGCGCCTTCGTCTGAATTGCCGTCGTCATGTTACCGGACCTCCTTCGGCTCAAAAGACTTGAGCCAGATTTCCAACACTTTGTCCTTGGCGTACATTGCAGCGCGTGTTTCGTTGACGCGGTCGATGAGGTCTTGCGTGATGGAGCCGTTCTTGACTGCGTACTCCGCAGCGTCCAGCAGCATGTACTGAGCCACCGACAGATTGATTTCCGCTTGCTTGCGTTCTTCTAGTATCGCCTGTGCCGTCATCTGCGTTCTCCTTGTCGCTTGCTGCGACGTTGAGGGTTCTACACGGGTCCACTTGCCCCGTCAACAAAAAAGTGAAGGGTGTGTTTTGACCCTTGTTTCGTAGCAGTTTCCGCGTCAACACGCTGTGACGTGTCGCTTTCCCTTGACGCGCCTTGGTCATGCACCTACACGCCGCCAAGTGGAGGCAGCATGACGTTTGCGGAGTGGGTCAAGTCTGACGGGAACAGCATGGAGAGCGTAGCAAAGACGCTCGGCACGACGCGACAGGCGGTGCATGGATGGGCCACCGGCAGGATGTGTCCGCGCATCTACTACGCTTGCGTGATTGAGACCCTGTCGAAGGGTCAGGTGCCGGTGTCGTCTTGGCTGACGGCGATGCAGCAAGCTGCGGTCGAGGGCTTCGCTGCTAGGGTTGCCTCGGGTGGTCCGGGGCAGGAGTAGCGGTCAGGCGCGGACATGGAACGAAACGGGGCTTCCAGACGGAAGCTGTCCGCGATGAAGCGCACTCCTCTTTTGTCCACGGGTGGTCCGTGGATGGGGCTGGCGACAGGCGTTGGTGGATGCAGTAACCTGTCGCTGGCCTCTCTTTTTAGGTGGCTCATGTCCCTCAAGGTCATCGACCGACTCAACGGAACGACGCTGACCGTCACGCCGGCTCGCGACGGGATGGTGCGGTTCGTCGTCTACCGTCGAAACAGCGCGACGGTGCAGCTTGAGGCGGTCATCGACGCCATGACGGCCGAGGATTTTTTGCGGTTTTTCAACCAGGTCGTCAGCGACCACAAAAAACTTGACGACGCGCCGCGACCCGACTACCCTGCTTCGTCGTTGGGCGAAGCTGTGACGGCGGCGGCGTCCGAAGGTTCGTAAGTTAGGGCATCTCCCCCTATGCCCCGAGGGGCGTACTTAGCAGCCGTCACTGCTAGGTGCGCCCCTTGTCTTTGGTGGCCCATGTCTGTTTGGATTGACGAAGCTGCGTGCGTGGTCGACAAGGAATGCTGTTCGGTCAGGGTGTCTCGGCCATATTCTGACCAAGTTGTCATTGAGACGGAGGCGACGGACGGGAGCCGCATCTCGGTGCGACTTGCCCCAGAGGACGCCGAAAGGTTTTTGCGAGAGGCTCGCCGCGTCATTCGATCCTTTGCTAGGGAAGCCAAGTGATGGGTGCCGCTGACTACTGGCAACCGGTCCCGCTTGGTTGGCGTGACGCGCCTGCCGTGTCGGCCCTCGCCGTGCGAGTCAAGAAGCGCGACCCGCGCCTGCTGCTGCTCGACCTCTGGGATTGGGCGCACTGCTTCGGCTGGACGCATCCGGTCGCTATCGCCTCAGAGGCCATCGAGAAGGGTGCTGGCTGGCATGGCCGACGCGGCATCCTGTACGCCGCTCTGGTTGAAACCGGATGGGTGCGCGAAGCGGATGGTGTTGCGACCATCTGCCGATGGAAGGACGACGCCATCGTCGTTGGCCGTCCGACGACTCGCAAGGTTGCGGTCAAGTCGGCTGACGAGCGCACCGACGAGAAGCGAGAGCGCGACCGCATCCGAAAGCAGAAGTCTCGCGACAGCAGGCGTGACATCGATGCGTCACAGCCTGTGACCGAGCGTGACAACTGTGACACCCGTGACGGTCACACTGTGACACCTGTGACACCTAATCAGAAACCGCTTGTTTTGAAGCAGTCGGTCACACCGCAAGAACAAGAACAAGAACAAGAGAAAAATCAATCCAAGAACCTTGCGCTTTTCGCTCCCGCTCCAAGCGCGGCTGTTGGTGAGGTCATCTCCCCTCCCAAGCGCGGTCGGCCTCCGAAGGCGAAGGTCGAAGGCGACGAGTCGAGTTGCACCGAGGACCGCGAACGGTGGCTGGCTCAGGTCAGGGTTCTGACCGGGTTGACCGAGAGCGAGTTGATCCCGAGCAAGAACAGCAACATCCGTTTCGCCCAGCAACGGAAGCTGCGGGGCATGGACCAACTGATGCGTGCCTTGGAGGGGCTTCAGAACGACCCGTTCGCCAAGACCGCTGGCCTTGGGTACTTGCTGTCGGACGACGGCATCACCAAAGGCCTCGCCAAGTGGAAGAAGGAAGCAGGAACGACCCACATCAGCCGCCAGTACGGCGAAATCGACCCCGAGTTGGGGTTCTAGGAGCAACAGTGATGCGACTGCGACAGGTAGACGAAGCGACGGTGAACTACTTTCGGGCGAACGCAGGAAGAGCCGTGGAGCGCATGAAGCGCATCCGGCGCGAGGACTGTCCGGGATGCACGGGCATCTCCAGCGAGGTCGGCGCCAAGTGTACGTCACGCAGCGACCCGGACACCGAGGAACACGGCTTCGGTGACGGTCCCATGTGCAAGTGGGCGCTGTCCGAGAAGGTGGCTGAGGCTGAGCGCAACCGGACGAAGGTCCGCGCCGAGCGTATGCGGCACGCTGGCATCGAAGACAAAGCCCTGGTCGAGTGGATGGCACCGCTTCGCAGCGCGCCGTACCCGCAGCCGGGGTGGTTTGGTCCGCAGCAAGAACTGCGCGAGGGTAGCCATGAGGCCATGACCGGCGCGCAGGCATGGCTGGAATACCCCGAGTGCAAGTGCCTGCTCATCATTGGCGGCGTCGGTGCCGGGAAGACCACGGCAGCAGCTTGGATCGTTGCCGGCGAGGGCGCTAACGCTGTGTGGCTACCGGCCCGGACTGTGGACGACATGGAGAAGTGGAAGGAGGTTTCCCATGCGGCCCGGTCGGCGCAGTTGCTGGTCATTGACGACATCGGGACCGAGCGCGACAGCGAGAGCGGTTGGGGGCGTGACACCCTTGGTAGCCTGTGGACCGACCGCCTCGACCGGGCGCAGCGCACTGTTGTCACGACCAACCTGAGCGGCGTCGAACTGGTGAAGCGGTACGGCGAGCGACTGCGGTCACGGCTCCAGCTCCGACCGCTGGTCGGCATCATCGACGCAAAAAAGGTTGACCTCCGCAAGCTGAAGCGAGACTACGAGCAGCGCATGGGACAGGTGCGCGACTTCCGAGGTGGGCGATGAGCGAAGAGCAGAAGCGACGGGCGGTGTGGGAACTGGAGTGGCGGCTTGCCCGAGGCGAGGGAACGCCCGAGCAGCAGGCCGAGTGGGCGCAGCGGCTCGTTGAACTGAGGCCGGTACGATGAAGATGACAATCTACGTTGCCACCAAGACGACGAACCCGCTGAACGGAAGCCACCAGCATTGGAGGGTTAAGGCTGCGCAGCGCAAGAAGCAGCGCGCAGCGGTCATCGAAGCAGTCGCTGGCCTCGACCCGTGGACCGGCGGCTTCCCGGTCTCCATCACTCTGGTGCGCGTCGCCCCGTCGAACGGCTTGGACGACGACTCGTTGCCGGCGTCGATGAAGGCCGTGCGGGACCAGTTCACCGAGTGGCTGGGGCTGGACGACGACCGGACGCCGCTCATCAAGTGGCGCTACGACCAGCGGCGCGGTGCGCGTGGTGCGTACCTGGTAGAGGCCACCATTGAGCGGTTGCCTTGAGTGCGGAGCGCCCCTCTGCGAGATGAACGTCAGCGGGTACTGTCAAAGACACGCAGGAGCGGCCCGTGCTTGCGTTATGAGCGTCGAAGGGTGCCGGGGCAGGGTGTCGGCATGGTCGAAGTCTGGAGTGTGCCGTAATCACCCTAGCAGCCTGAAGTACATCATGCTGGAGGCAAACCGTGACGTGGTGGTCCGACGACGACAAAGGCGCTGGCGTGACGGTGGTGGCGACCCGCGCTAGGCAGCGCACCAAGGACTTGCACCGGAACGTCTACGAGGTGCGACCGTGCGAGGACGGGTGGTACGTCCTGCAACCCATGAGCGGCTGGCAGCGTTGGCGCAAGGTCGATGCCGAGTGGGCTGAACTGATGGAAGACGGGCCTCTAACGCCACCCTTCACAAAATAGTTGACAGGTTCCTGTGGCCTGTCTTAAGGTGCGCTTACCCGCCAGCGAGGCGGGAAGGAGCAAGCGATGCGATACGGGAAGTGTGAGAAGGACGGGTGCGGTCAGTTTGCGGTTGGTCGATTCCTCGACGCTGCCGACTGCGAGTGGACGCTGTGCCAAGAGTGTTACTGGGCGATGTGGGACGACGACACCAACAGGCTGGAAGAGGTTGAGGTCGAGGACGACGGCTCCTGCGGCAACTGCGGTGGTCACGGTGGCGGCGACTACGCCGGCATCCGGTGTCTGACGTGCAACGGCACCGGCATGGCGCGGCGGCGTTTTGACGACATCGACCCCAGCTGCTTTGAGAGGTACGACGAATGACCGAGAACGAGAAGCTACGGGCGCTGCTCGCGGAGGCGCTGACCTGGATGCGCGAGTGCGACTGCCATACCAAGCTACTATCGCCAAAAGATGACGCCTTCCTCGCCCGCATCGACGCCGCGCTCGCGGAGCCGCTGCGTCCTGCCGTCGCGACCTATCCTTGGGTGGCCGATGAGAACGAGAAGATTCATCAGCGTGACGCCGAGCGTGTAGTGGACGAAGCGCGGGCCGAGGTCGAGCGGCTAAAGCAAGAGGTCCGCATCGCAAAGCACACCGTCGATATGCGAACCGTGAAGCAGCAGATGAAGAGGAATCGCGAGGCGTTTCAACGCGGCGCGGAAGCGATGCGCGAGGCGGCGGCGAAGGAGATGTTGCGGCTGCGTAATAGATACAATGAAAGAATAAATACTATGCAGATCATTGGCGCCGAAGTTTCAGACCATTTGGGCATCGCACGGGAAGAGGCTGGATGCCACATGGACATTATCCGCGCCCTGCCGCTGCCCGAGGACAAGCCATGAGTCACAAGGAGCAGCCGGCACCGGTCGCCAACGACAAACCGGCCGTGTGGCCATTGGTCGTCGCTGATATGCAGGCACGGGACCAGTTGGGACGCGAGCGGTACGGCGTGCCGCTTCAGCCGAACAACGGACGGGATGCGCTGCGGGATGCCTATGAAGAGGCTCTAGACCTTTGCGCCTACTTGAGGCAGGCGCTGCTTGAAAGGGACGGGAAATGACCAGCATTCGGTGGGCGGTAGACGACAAAAAGGCAAGGCGGGAGCGCATTGCTGCGCAGATTCTTGCGGGGTTTGCGTCAAACTTTACACCTTTCATGGACGGGCATGGACCTGGAGAGTGGGGGCGCGCACGTCGCGCTGCCGTTGAACACGCCGTCGTTTGGGCCGACGAACTGATTCTTGAACTTGATGCGCAGGATGACGATGAGTGACGTTGTCGACCCGTCGAAGCTGTGCGTCGAACCCTTGGAGCAGACCGAGGTCTCCAAGGAACTGACCGACAAAATTCACCGGCTCATCCGGCGCTGGTCGAAGGAGCTGGTCGAACTGGTGAGCCAAGAAATCGGCGCACGGGCCATCAAGGTGAAGGGTAAACCCGGCCCCAAGCGCGGGACCAAGTACCCCAAGAAGCCGTGCCCGTTGTGCAACAAGAACCCCAACGCTTTCCGTCGTTTTGGCTACATCTGCCGGGAGTGTCGAGGCGGCAAGGCCATCAAGGTACCGAATAAAAAGCACACCAAGGGCAAGTATTCCGGCGGGTACAAGGTCGTTGCCAAGGCCCCGGCACACTTCCCATTGAAGCCCAAACCGGTCGAAGTGCCGGATGTTGAACCGGATTTCCTTGACAGGATTGTGACGGTCGTAGAACTTCCCCCTGAGCCTGAGCGACCGAGGCCCGTGGTCAGTAGCGACGAGGACTTTTTCGGATGAGCGACGAGCAGCAGTACATCATCATCGACGGCAACGACGGCGCCAAGAACCTCATCTACGCCACCTGGTTGCGTTCCTACGAGGCCTCGTCGCTGGCAGCGAAGCATGTCCCTCGCGACCTGTTCTTTGCCGAGCATCACCTCGTTATCGACCGCGTGTTCTCGGGCCAGCCGACCGTGAAGTTGGCGGTCCTCCCTGACGAACCGGACGTGGTCCTAGGCTGGAGCGTCAGCGAACCGGGCGTCGTCCACTATGTGTATGTGAAGCCGGCATTCCGGCGTCACGGGTTGGCTAAGGCGCTGCTCGCTCACTTCGAGGAACCCTTCAGCTACACGCATTGGACGCACCCGTTGCGCGACCTGTACCCGCGCCTTGAGAAGTGTGTTTACAACCCGTATTTGCTAAACAGGGTGGGCGCATGACCGGCATGACGTGGGAAGCGGTCGAAGTTTACGGGCAAGCCGGCTCGTGGTGCGAGTTCAGCCTAGGCGCAGACCTTAAGAAGTCCACAATGGACGTTCGGCTTGAGTCTGACGGCACCTGGTCGTGGGAGTTGTCGCTGTATGCTTCCGACCGGGAGCATTGGGCTACCGGGTACGGATGCGCTACCGAAGGCAAGGCGCGCTTCATGGCGATGAGTTTGGCGAGCGCCCTGCTGCAAATCATCGATGGAGTGAAACCGCATGAGGTCGATTGACGAAGTGAACGGCGAGTACTCCCGGCTCTGCGCCCTCATTGGGGAGCAGACGTACCGAATCAAGCAGCTTGAGCAGGAACGCAACAACAACATCCGGCGCATCGAAGTGCTGGAGGACGAAGCGCGTGCCGTCAAGGCCGCAGAAGGTGAAGCAACCCATGGCGAATGAAGCGAAGACCAGCAACCGCGAGCAGCTCAAGCACGTCCGCGTCCGTACCGGCGGCGTTCACTTCAACGGTGCGCGCATCATCACGACGCTCACCACCGACACAACGGCTGTCAACATCGCATCGCAGAACATGCTCATCTGCACCAGCATCTCGACGCACCCGGCCGGCGTGATGTTCGATGTCCACAACGACGGTGGGCGGTTCATTATCCCCTACGCCAACGTCGAGGTAATGACCCTGGTCGAAGCCTGACTGCCGGATAAGGCCCCGTTGCAGGCAACCCGTACCCTCGGACCGGATGAGTGAAAAAGTGCGCGTTGCGCGGGAAACCGCGCTTCGCGTCACCGCTCCCGAAAAGTGCGCATCGCGGGAAAGTACGCGTTTCCTGCGGCAGTACTCAAAAAAGTACTCGTTTTGAAAAACTGCGCCGGTTACTGAACGCGATTCATTTTCAGCACGTCTGCCAATTTGTCACGGCGCTCGGAGGTAATGTCAAAATGGCACAGAAGGACAAGAGCGGCCTGACACTTCGGCAGCACCAGTTTGTTAACGAGTATCTTGTCAGCCGCAATGGCACCAAGGCCGCGTTGGCGGCGGGTTACAGCGAGAAGCGCGCTAGTACTGCTGGAGCGCAGCTTCTTGCGAATCCCGTCGTGCGTCAAAAGATCGATGAAAAAACCAAGGTCGTCGCTAAGCGTGCTGGTGTTGACGCGCAGTGGGTTATTGACCAGCTCATGGCCGTTGCAGGGCAGGAAGACGTTGCGCAAAGTACGAAAGTGCGCGCCTTGGAGCTTCTTGCGAAGCACTTGGGCATGTTGGAGGAGCGCGTCACCGTCAAGACTGACGGCCTGACGGCTGAGCAGCGCACTGAGCGGGTCGTTATGCTGTTGGAGCGTGCGAGAAGCCGCGTCGGTGGCGAGTAACCGGGCCACCGCGTCGGCTCAGCCGCCGCTCTGCCACCCTCGCATGTACTTGTTAAGCACCTGTATGACGCGCACGCGCGTAGGTAACTACTGCGCACGGCCGCAAAAACGTGTCAAGCCCCTATTTTCATGGCATCCGACCCGCATTCTTGGCTGGATGTTTTGTTGATGTTCTACATATAGAGCTCTATGTATGTAGTTAAACGACAAAAAAAACACGCAAGGCATGTGCTACTTCACTCTCTGTGTGTGAGTGTAAGGTGTTGTTGCTATGTTGATAGGATAAGCAAATTTCGCACGCCGGTAGCTGAAAAGCGAAAAGCGCCCCGGCTTGTGACCGGAGCGCCTGGTTTCGCGCTAGCGTCGCAGCCTAGTCAATGCGTGTGAACCATGATGCCGGTGCGCGATAGCCTCGCTCTCCATTGGAGTGGTCGTCAAAGTTGACGCTTGCCATGTGGCCATTGGTCCACAGTACAAGGCCCGTGTGTGTCTTGCCGGTAACGCTTGATGTCATGGTGACGCGGTCACCGGTCCTGATGCTAAGGTTCATCGTCTCCCCTTCGCGGCTTGCGCCGCCTGATGGTAAATCCAAGCGAGCTTGACGATGGTGGCGGGTGTCACGCCGCACGCTCTGCGCGCAGGACGTTGACCGTGAAGCGTCGCAGGAACCCTTCGTCGGCAAGCCATTCAAAGTCGCCTTCGCCCCATGCTGCGTCGAAGTCCGCGAGTCGCGCTTGCGCTTCGTAGACGGCTTGCGCAAGCTCTTGCCGTCGCTCCTTCAGCTGTTCGCCAACGTAGCTTTCGATGCTGTCTTCCATGGTCTATCTCCGCGCCTCGCTGGCGCATTCAGGGCGAAAGCGCCCACTAGAACGGCGGAGCAAACCCCGCCGTTCCGATGGAAGCTCTCTAGTCCGTCAGCCAGCGCGCCAGCGCGATTCCGGCGGGAACGCAGAAGACGGCGAACGTCAGGGCCAGCGCGGCCGGTGTTGACAAGCTGGCGCAGAATCGGTCCAAGGCGTTCACAGCGACACCGCCTTTGCGAAGACAGCGGCCAGTGCAGCCAGGCACGCGGCAAGCCCGAACAAGCCTCCGTCGGCGTTTTCCACGGCCTTGGCAATCGTTCCGTTTTCGCGAATGGCGTCAACGATGCGAGCCGCGATGTTGCCGAAAAGGACCGCGAAGAGGGCGAGGGCGAGAAGGTCGGTCATCATGGTCTAGCTCCGTTGCGGCTTGCTGCCGCGTTGCGTTGTGGGTCTAGCGGTCTTGCGAAAGGGTGCGGCCTGTTAGCCTTCCAGCTTGCAAAGGACATTGTACAGTCGAAGATACTCAGCTGCCGCCTCCTTCGCTGTTTGGTGTAGGCCAGCCTTTACGGCTTTTTCAGCAGCGCGGCCAGCAGCGCGCCAGGCTTTGCGGGTCTCTTGGATGGTTTCAGCGGCGGCCATTCGGTTGCTCCGTTGTTCAGGGTGAGGCGAGTATGCATCCGGTCACGTCCGGTGTCAACAATCTTTTTTCATGCCCCTGTCGAATGTTGTGAAGAGCCTTGTTTTACAGCGTTTCGCGACACGGCGATAGGCGTCAACAGGGCGCGACGACGGCTCGAGTGTGGTGCGCGGCGACGGCTCGAGCCAATGACGCCGACGACCTGGTGCGCGTGACGCGACGTGTGGGACGGGGCGCAGTGTTGCGCGTCGTCGCGCATTGCGTGTCGCGTTGTCGGCTCAGCGCGCGTGACGCAGTGCGTCGTTCCACGTGGAACATTGCGCGGAGTCAGCGCGACGCATCGCGCGTTGTCGCGTGTCGCGTCGTGGACGTGTCGCGCATCGCGCATCCCTACACTGCGCGTCGCGCGCGGTATGGAACGCGCACGCGCCCGGGCGTCCGCGCGGGAAGGAAACGCGCGCGCGTGAAGAAACTGACCCCCCCACCATCGTTCTGACGTGCGTTGATACAAATATATACCCCACCACAGCATAGCCCCCCGTTCTGGACAGCGTGACGCCACCCTCTTGACGTTGCTCAACTGTCATGGCATTCCCATTCCGTCGCAGTAACGACGGAGTCCCCATGTCTGACGCCTTCCGCAACCGCGTTCACGCCGCCTGGCGCGAACTGCTCCAAGCTGAACCGTTGAGTGCCGAGGACGAATCCCAGCATTCCGGCTTCCTGCGCTGGTTTGAATCCGGCCTGTTCAACGAGGAATCGCCTCGCGCCTACGACCGACTGATTGACGTTGCGGCCTACCTTGAAGAGCGTGCGTTCACGATTTCCCGCATGACCTTGGTCGAGCGCCAAGGTGTGATGGACTATCGGCTGCGTCGTGCCGAACGCCTTGCTCGCGATTCCTGGCAGCAGTCCAAACCCCGGACGCTGACCAAAGCCGAGTACGACGCGCTCATGGCTGACGCTGGCGCGTCACCAACACACACGATGTCAAAGGAAGACTACGACCGAGCCATGCGGGAGGCGCAGGAATGACCCACCAATGCGGTTGCCGCATTCACCCTGACGGCTTCAACGGCGACTTGCCGCGCCTTGGTGAGATGGACTCTTGGGTGCCGTGTCCGTATCCGGTGATGGCGGTGTTGACGCAGACCGACATTGACCCGCCAATGCCGGTCTGTCTCCGTCACCTCAAACTGATTTACGGATTGTCCTGATGGTGTCCCCTGCCGAACTTGAGCGCCTGCTGTCGGCGATGACGCCCTCCGAGCGGTCGGAGTTTTTTGCACTGGTCGCCGCCGAGAAGAAGGAACCCAAGTTCAGCGACCCGCTGGCGCTGTGCCAGACGGCGTTCATTGACGACACCTCCCGCCTCAAGGTGGCGCTTTGCACCCGCCGTGCCGGTAAGTCCTATGCCGCCGGCTTGATGTTGCTGCGGGACGCCTACCAGAACCCCGGTGTGTCGTGTCTGTACGTCGCCCTGACAAGAGCATCAGCCAAGCGCATCCTGTGGAAGGACGTGCTGAAGACCATCGACCGCGAGCAGAACATGCAGTGCCGGTTCAATGAGACCGAACTGTCCTGCACCCTGCCGAACGGGAGCATCATCTACCTCCTAGGCATGGACGCCGACGAGCAAGAAAAGGACAAGGCCCTCGGTCAGAAGTTCAAGATTGTCGTCATTGATGAGGCTGCGTCCTACAACGTCGACCTGAACGAGATGGTCTACGGCATTCTGAAGCCGGCCACCGCAGACTACGGCGGCACCATCGCCATGATTGGTACCCCCGGCAACATGAAGCGCGGCTTGTTCTATGACCTGACCAACGGCCAAGACCCGTCCGTCCCCGGTCGCTGGAGCAAGATGGGTTGGTCGTGCCACCGCTGGACGGCGTTTGACAACCCCTCGATGGCAGAGAAGTGGAAGGCTGAGATTGAAGACTTGAAGCTGGCAAACCCAGCGATTGAGCAGACGCCGCTGTTTCAGCAGCACTACCTGGGCAAGTGGGTCACCGACGACAGAAAGCTGGTCTACCGCTTTGACAGCAGCCGCAACGTCTTTGACGAACTGCCGGCTGCGCGTCACGGGCGCGACCGCTGGCACTACGTCCTCGGCATCGACCTCGGGTTCAATGACCCGACCGCTTGGGTCGTCTGCGGCTACCGCGACAACGACCGGACGCTGTATGTCCTCGGCGCGGACAAGAAGGCCGGGTGCGACATCACCGAGGTGGCCGACCGAACGCACAAGCTGATGAGTCGGTTCCAATTCGACAGCATCATCATCGACAACGCCAACAAGCAGGCGGTCGAGGAGATACGCCGTCGTCACGACATTCCCTTGACGCCCGCCCAGAAGCAGGGCAAAGCCGACTTCATTGAGATTATGAACGGCGACTTCATCAGCGGATTCATCAAGATTCAGCGCAAGCTGGGCGTTGGTTTGATGGACGAGTTGCAGTCGCTGGTATGGGATGAGCGTGCTTTGCCAAGAAGGGAAGAGCATCCCGGGTGCGACAACCATCTGACGGACGCTCTGCTGTACTCTTGGCGGCATTGCTACCAGTACCTGGCCGACACGCTGGCACCGAACGGGATGCGCGCTGGCAACACCCAGGGCGAGTGGGTGATGCTGGAGTATGAAACGGAACTTGAAAAGCAGTTGGAAGAGAAACACTACCAAGAACAGCAACTTGCCATGTGGGGCGACAATTGAAGCGAAACGAAGTTGCTGAGTGGGTCGCCTTCATGCGAGAGCATGGTATTAGGCGTCTTTCTGTGGATGGTTTACAGTTGGAGCTCGGTGGCATCCCGCAATCCCAATCAACCTTTGTGGAGCCTATGGCCCAGCAGGGAGTGTTTGAGGATGCCACCGGGTCCGTTTGTTCGTGCGGTCACAGTTGGGTGACGGAGCATACCGAGGCGGGTTGTCTGCTGGGTTGCTCGCATGACCTTTGCTCGTCAACAGGGGGCGTCGATGTCGGTTGAGACTGAGGAAACCAAGGCAAGTCCGCGTGAACCGCTTTGGCGTGCGGCCCTCTGGGCAGGGTTTGCCAATCAAGACGCTTGCGTCAAGGCGTTGCAATCTGGCAAGGTTCCGTGGTTCAGCGAGCTTGCGCCGCTATCGCCCGAAGAGCGTGTCTATATCGTTGGGCAGTTGTGCAAGCAGTGGTTCCCCGACATGACCGGCGAAACCGAGAAGGAGGCGTTTGCCACCCTCGGTCGCATGTATGGCGTAAAGCGCCGTAGACGGTGGAGGCACAATGCCCATTGAGTTTCGCGATTTCACGGTTGGCGGCGAGCGTTCCGGTGTTCCAGACAAGCTGCCGGATAACAAGGAACGTCGCTGGTGGATGCTCGATGGCGAGGACTGCGCCAACGTCATCAGCGGCACGCTCAACCTGATTCGGGACGCGCAGTCGTTCCGCGCAACTCAATGGATAGTGTCGGCCCGTCTGTACGGCAACCTGTCGCCCACGACGCTGGCGGGTGTGTCGTTCAGCAAGCTTGCGGCGCAGCAGCCTGCGCTGCGTGACCGCATCAGTTACAACCTTGTTCAGAGCGTGGTCGATACGGTCGTGGCGAAGATTACCCGCAACCGGCCGAAGCCACTGTTCCTGACCTCGGGCGGCGACTACAAGAAGCAGCGCGAAGCCAAGAAGCTGAACGCCTTCCTCGACGGCGTGTTCTACGAGAACAGCACGCATGAGCTGGGAACCACGGTGTTCCGCGATGCGTCCGTCTGGGGTGACGGTTTCATCCATGTGTTCGCCAAGGGCGACCGCGTTTGCCATGAGCGCGTGATGTCGTCGGAGATTTTCGTGGACGACGTTGAGTCGCTCTACGGCTCACCGCGTCAGATGCACCGCGTCAAACAGGTCGACCGCCAGGTGTTGTTCGACATGTTCCCTGACGACTACGCCAAGATTGCAAACGTGAAGCCGGCGCGTACCGAGGAAAACGGGCGCAGCATCATCGCTGACATGATCACCGTTCGCGAGTCGTGGCACCTTGCCAGCGGCCCTGATGCGGACGACGGGCGACATGTCATCACCATCGACGGTGCCGTTTTGGGTGAGGTTGAGCCGTGGCCGCACCAGTGGTTCCCGTTTGCGCGCTGCCAGTGGTCGCCGCGCCTGTACGGGTACTGGGGGCAGGGGCTCGCAGAGCAGCTTCAGAACATCCAGCTCGAAATCAACAAGCTGCTCTGGATTATCCAGCGGTCGTTCCATCTGGCTGGGTCGTTCAAGGTGTTCGTTGAGAACGGTTCCAAGGTTGTAAAGGAACACCTCAACAACGACGTTGGCAGCATCATCATGTACACCGGCACGCCGCCGCAGTACGTGGTGCCAAACATCGTGTCGCCTGAGATTTTCAACCACCTCCAAACCCTGATTAACAAGGGCTACGAGCAGGCTGGCGTGTCGCAGATGGCGGCGTCCAGCTTGAAGCCCGAGGGGTTGAACTCGGGTCGAGCCATTCGCGAGTTTGCAGACATTCAGAGCGACCGTCTGCACACTCCCGCGAAGAGCTACGAGAACATGTACATGGACGTTGCGCGCCTCTCCATTGAGATGGCAAAGATTATCGCGGGACAGGACAAGGACTACGAGGTCAAGGTTCCCGGTCGCAAGTCCATCGCCGTGGTTGAGTGGAGCGACATCAAGTTGGACGACGACGACTACGTCATGCAGTGCTACCCGGTGTCGTCGCTGCCGCAAGACCCTGCTGGTCGCCTCCAGACGATTCAGGAATACGCGCAGGCTGGGTTTCTGTCGCCGCGTCAGGCGCGTCGTCTGCTTGACTTCCCCGACCTCGATCAGGTGGAGTCGCTGGCGAACGCTGAGGAAGACTACCTGACGATGGTGTTCGACAAGATTGTGGACGACGGCGATTACACGTCGCCCGACCCGCTGGACGACCTCCAGATGTCCAAGCAGCTTTGCCTTGAGTACTACGCCAAGGGCAAGGCAAACAACTTGCGCGAAGACCGGTTGGAACTGCTGCGCCGGTACCTCCAGCAGATTGCAGAGATTGAACAGGCGATGATGCCGCCGCTTCCCGAGATGCCAATGGCAATGCCTGGCGCAACCGGTGAGCCGCTGTCACCGCCGATTCCGATTGGACCCAGCGACCTTGTACCGAATGTCCCGGTACAGTAACCAAGGAGTAGTGAATGAGCGTTGAGGGAGTGACGATGAGCAATATGACCACTGGAGATGTGGGTGGTCAGCCGATTCCGCAGCCGACGCCTGCCGAGGTTCTTGGGCAGGATGCGGCACCGCAGGAGGCTGCACCGGCCCCGGCGCCTGAGAAGCCGAGGGAGCGTGCGGGAGACAAGTTCGCGGTCCTTGCGCGTAAGGAGGCCGAGGTCTTCCGCAAGCAGCAGGCGATTCGCCAGCAGCAGGCTGAACTGGCGCGTCAGGCCGAAGAGGTGAAGCAGTTTCATGCAATGAAGCGGCAGGCGGCGCTCAACCCCGTCGAGGCGCTCAAGCAGCTTGGTTTGACCTATGAACAGGTCACCGAGTACCTGATGAACGACAACAAGCCGACGCCTTCAGCCGAGGTGATGACGCTCAAGCAGGAGCTTGAGGAGTTTAAGCGTCAGCAGGCCGACGAGCAGAAGCGGCTTCTTTCCGAGCAGAAAGCCGCGATGGAGGCCGAACACCAGGCCACCATTGAGCAGTTCCATTCGGAGGTGTCGGACTACGTTGAGCAGCACGCCGATACTTATGAGTTGACATCGCTTTATGGCGGTGCAAATCTCGTGGCTGGCGTTATCGAAGAGCATTTCAAAGAGACTCAGCGGTTGATGACGATTCCGGAAGCCGCGAAGCTGGTTGAAGAGCATTTCGAGGAACTCGCCAAGAAAGCCCAAGCGACCAAGAAGTTTGCAGCTACGCAGCAGAAAGCGGCCTCGCCGCAGGCAACGGCGCAGACTCAGGTTCCCCGTATGGGACCGACTCTGTCGAACGACCTGACGGCAAGGGTGGCAGCAAATCCGCAGCGACCTCGGACTGACGAGGACCGGATTGCAGCAGCCCTTGCTCGGCTCGAGGGAAGGTAACCGCTAGGCACGGCAGCGACTCAAGGCGCAGTACCAATCCCATTCGTCCGTCAACTCTCCGCTGGTAACGCAAAGCGTTCGACGCGGATTTGCGTGCAAGGCACGCGATAGGAATTACCATGTCTTGGCCCGGTGCAGGAACTCCCCCGACCCCCGCTCTTAACCAGGTGGGTGGCCCCTCGTTCTCGTTCGACCTTGGCGCTGCCAACGCGGCCCTCAAGGAGCTTTACGACGACCAGAAGATTGCGAACCTCGTCTACAAGAACAACCCGTTCTTGGCGATGGTTCCCAAGATGGAGGAGTTCGGCGGCAAGTACATGCCGATTCCGCTCATCATCAACACCTCGCAGGGCCGCAGCGGCACGTTTGCCAACGCGCAGTCGCAGCAGACCGCTGCGACGGTCGAGTCGTTCGCCCTGACCCGCACGCAGAACTACAGCATCGCGCAGATCGACAACCAGACGATGCTGGCGTCGAAGACCGACAAGATGGCGTTCATCAACGGCGCCACCGTGGTCATCGACGGCGCGATTCGCGCTCTGACCAACTCGCTTGCTACACAGATTTTCCGCGACGGTTCGGGCGCGATTGGCGCGATCGCTCCGGGCTCCAGCTTCATCACGGGCGTCATCGTTCTGTCGAACGCCTCGGATGTTGTGAACTTTGAAGTGAACATGACCCTTGAGGCGCGCACGGCTGGCGTTCTCGACACGGGCGTGACCACCTCGGGTTCGTCGGTCTACGTTGTTGCGGTCAACCGCAGCCTCGGCACCATCACCGTGTCGAACAGCATGGGTGGCGTGGCCGGTACCGGTCTTGCTGGCTGGACGGCGACCAACGGCTCGACGCTGAACGTCGTTGGCGACTACAACATCGGCCTGAAGGGTCTGTCGGCGTGGGTTCCGCAGTCGACCCCGACCTCGACGGCGTT